AACTAAGAACTAAAATAATACGGAGAGGGTTTCGGCTCTCTCCATTTTTTAAATAAATAAATTTATACACTATGGCTTTATGCACAATGACAAGCGGATACAATGACCGAACTTGTACAAACGGTAAAGGTGGAATCAAATCGGTTCTATTCTTCCCAGTTGCAAACTACTCAGGAGCGACATTGACTGCGAATGAAATTACTGCTATTACTGTATCAGGAGAGACTTTTCACTACAAATTGAAATCGAATCTATCAAGTTTTACTGCTCCGATACAGAGAAATGAGGAGAATGGAACACTTTGGTACGACCACAATTTAAGTATTGTACTTAACTCAGATAATAAAGAATTACGTTCTGCTATTCACTTACTTGCTCAGAATGAATTGTGTGCAATGGTTGAGAAAGCTGATGGAACTTTTGTGATGTTAGGATATGAGGAAGGGTTGAAAGTTGCTGACGGTAATGAGTACGGTTCAGGAGTAGCAAAATCAGATAGAAACGGTCACACGATTGTACTTGTTGGACAAGAGAACAATGAAGTACCTGACGTTGATAGTACTGTTGCATCTACTTTGATTGCACAATCTTCTTATGCAGTTTAATAACTGACTAGAATGTTAATAAATTAGAGGGGTGGTGGTGTGAATCACTGCCCTTTTTTTTGTAATTTAAAGATGTTAAAAATGAAGATAAAAAAGAAGTATTTAAACTCGAAAGTATTCCAGCCTATAATTAGACAATTCGTCTATATTGAGGAGGGTAATGAAGATAAGTATTACAGTCTTGGATTGGATATATTTGAAACTGAAAAGAAACCAAAACTATCAAAGAAAAATGATAAGACTAGAAAGAAATCAATCGACATCGTTTGTGATGACATTAACGGAGTTGACAACAATATCGAATCCTGAGTATCTATTCCAATTCATCGAGGAGCAATCTGATGAGTCGGTGTTCTGTATTTTGACAGATACATCAATGAACAAGTCTCGATTCAATGAGTTTACAATATCAGACGGTGTCGATGTTGTATTCCCTATTGATGGATTCTATTCGTATAAAGTATTTGAACAGTCGAACGGTTCAGGGAATTTGAATCCAAGCGGATTGAATGTTGTTGAGGTTGGTCGAGTTCATGTATACATTAACGACTCAGCACCAAATCAATATAATAATGAAAATGAAATAACATCTATATATGAGTAGTCAAATGACATTCAGCAACTCAAAAGGGTTGCCACAACCGAACGAAACCTATGACAAAAAAGGTGGGTTCATAAAATGGGGGGATAAGAATGACTATCCTTTTTATTTGATTGATATGTACAATGGTTCTGCTTGGCATCAGGGTATTATCAGAACAAAGACTCACTATGTTGCTGGAGGTGGGATTGAGATATTAAGCGGTCAACTTGACGCATTCATTGAGAATAAGTTCTCAGACTTCACAATTGATGACATCGCTCAGTCGGTTGCATTTGACTTTGAGTTGTTCGACGGATTCGCAGTCATTGGAACTTGGAACAAAGAACAAACAAAAGTTGCAAGATGGGAACATATCGACATTGACAAGGTTCGATCAAATGGAGACGAATCGTTGTATATGGTTTCTGATGACTGGGGTGCAAGAAAGCAATCAAAAGAAGATACGAACTATCAAGAAATAAAACCGCTCGATACAAATAACAAGGTAGGTCGGTTCATGATTTACTATAAGTCTCCATCGAAACAAGCTAAAGGAGAAAGAGGTATCTATCCAAAACCGAACTATGTAGGTGGATTGACTGCAATAAATACAGATGTACTCGTATCAAAGTGGCATCTTCACGGTCTGCAAAATGGATTCAAAGGAGGTACGATTGTGAACTTTTCAAGCGGAGAGCCTGACTCAGACGAAAAGAAAAGAGCAATCAGAGACGATGTAAAAGGTTCGACAACCTCAATAGAAGATACGAATCAAGTTATTATCACTTTCTCAGATGGAAAGGAGAACGCTCCTGAGGTTATTCAATTGAATGGCAATGATTTAGCGGATAGATACAATCTGACTGAGAAATCTGTACAACAGAACATACTTGTATCTCATGGTGCGACTAATCCGTTGTTATTCGGTATCAAAACTGAGGGTCAAATGGGCGGAGCTACTGAGTTACTTGAGTCTTATGAGATATTTAAGAACGTATATGTACAAGGCAGACAAAAAACAATTGAATGGTTACTCAATTTGATGGTTGAGTTGAGTGGTTACGTTGGTACTTTGAAACTGGTTGATGCTCCTCCGATTAAAGAGAAAGATGAAACACAACAAATGACAAATGAGTTTAGGTCATCAGACAACGACTTAAAAATATTCAGTCAATTCGGAGCAAAAAAAGACTCTTTTAAAATTGTCAAGTCAATATCTGTATCAAATGATTTTGGATCGGATGATGTTGCGAAAATGGAAACGAACAACTTTAGTCATTTCTTTGACAAGATAGGAGAAATCAGATCGAGTCTTACAGAGCTTGATAAGTCGGTTTTATCGCTACTTAAAAAAGGAGAGGACGGTACAAGCATATCTCAAGCAATTGACGAGCCGATTATGGACGTAGCAAAGTCAATAGATAAATTGAGTAAATTGAATCTATTAGTTGACAACGAAACAAGCACACTAGGAGAGTCTGTTCTTAATGGACTTGATATTGAAATTGAACAGTTCGAGGTTCGATACTCGTATGAGGTTAAGCCAGGACTCGGTTCTGAAATAATATCAACGACTAGAGATTTTTGTGAGACTCTAATAACTGAGAACAGAATGTATCTGAGAGAAGAATTGAACACAATATCAGGGGCAATTGGTCGAGATGTGTGGAGATACAGAGGAGGATTCTATCACAACAAGAAAATTGGACGAACGACTCCATGGTGCAGACACGAATGGAAACAACATCTAGTAATTAAAAATAAATAATATGGCATTGAATTACTTAGTATCTGTCGAGACTCTAAAAAAGAGAGGTCTGATTCACAAAGATGCAGATACAAAACTCTTAACGATTGCAATCAAGCGAGTTCAAGACATGATTGTTCAAGAAGCAACTGGATCTCCATTGTATCGAGCATTATTGACTCGAACTCAAGATGATAATTGGGATGCAGATTATAGAGAATTAATGGATGAATATGTTGTTCCTTGTTTGATTGCACACGTTGATTTCAAAGCATCTCTATTGTTGAATGTGAAAATAACAAACAAAACGACTGGACACGTCTCAGATGATAATATATCGTCTTTGAGTTTGAGCGAGTTGAGTCCGTTTCAAGCTGAGTTATTGAGCGATGCTGGATATTACAAGGAGAGGTTGATCGGTTTCTTGAAAGATGATTGTGGAACGAAATATCCTGAATACACAGAGTCAACAAATAGAACTAACCACGACCTTGAAAAGTCAAAAAAAGGGTATCAATCACAATGGTGGGTATGACATTTAAACCGAGCAAAAAAGAGATTGTAAAACTGCAAAAATTTTTAAATGGAGAGAACTCTAAATCAAATAAAAAAGGACGTTCAAGAAATTGCAACGCAACATCGTCAAGTAAATAGTTTTTTTTGGGGAGACTTCATTGATGCAATCAGTAGAGATGCAATTGACTATACTTTAATGGTCGCAACGATACAACCTGGCACAATGGGAGATGGATTCGTGAATGTGAATCTGAATATTGTCGTATGCGATAAGTACAATGAGGAGGACTATAATCAAATTGATGAGGTTCATTCTGATTGTTTGCAAATATGTCGAGATATATTCATAACAATGAAACAAAACAGATTCGACGACTATCTTGATATTGATGGAGACATCTCAACAACTCCATTCATTAATAAAGGTCACGATATTACTGCTGGATGGAGTATGGATATATCTTTGAAAGTATATGACGATATGAATTGGTGCGCAATTCCTTTTGATTCATTTGACTTTGGAAACTAAACAGTAAAACACTATAAGTATGGCTATTAAATTTTATCAAAAAGGAAATTATCAAGTTCTCGATGGGGATATTGAACGAGTAGGGGAGTTCGACATTGTCGCTGAGGGAACAATTGTCAATATAATCGACAGAAATAAAGAATCGAACGTATGGAACGGAGAGATTTCTAATATTCAGGACTCAAACGGAATATCAATCGGTTCGACGTTTTCTGATTTGACATTATATATATCGACTCAATTCATTTCTCCTGTAAGTGTTAAGACTGTCGCAAGTGGGAACGATTCAATCGTTAATAAATTCGGATATAACACTGACATAGATACGACAAGCAAAGAGGTTGTTGCTTCGTTTGGTGGTGCGTTTGATCCATCAACATCTGTAATGTCAACCGCACAGACATTTACAGTTACTTATAATAATACGACAGACGGTTCATCAGGAACTGGTGCAAGAATGTTGCAGTTTAGTTATTTAGATGAAAATTTTGAAGCACAAATTGTTTTTCACACTTTAGGTTCAAGCGGTTCTGATGTGACAAGTTTCACGGGGGTTGGAATCAATCGTGTTGTTGTTGTTTCTTTTGGTGGTGCGGTTTACAATAATAACAATATAACAATAACTGCAACAACAGACGGAACAATTCAGGCACAAATACCAGCTCAGAAGTCAGTAACTCAACAAGCAATTTATCACACTCCAATAGCAAGAACGTTAAATGTAAATTTCCTGACAATATCAACGCTAAAATTGGCGGGTGGTGGAGGTTCTCCCGTTGTTAATGTTATTGGATATTCTTATTCAAGAGTAACAGGAGGACGTTATGCTGTGATAGATTTTGAGATTGATACAAGTGTCGAGAATAATCTAACTGTAAATTTACATGAGGCAATTACTTTCACTGGTCGAGAGGTTGTATATTTTGAAGCATCGACAAGTGTTAACAACACGAAAGTGTCACTACGTTTTAGCGGTGTTGAAACTGATTCGTAAAGAACATTACAACAAAAGCATCTTATTAAAATGACATCGTACATATCTAAATTTAATTTTTATTTAATGGCATCAATCGGAGCGTTTTTCGTTCCTATTCTATGGGCATTCGCATCCGTGTGCATCGTTGTTGTGATTGACACAATTACTGGAGTGATTAAAGCTGGAAAGAAAGACATTAAAGATGTAAAGTCAAGACGATTAGGCCACGTTATTTCTAAACTCATATACTATATGAGTGCGATTTTGATAGGTCGAATCTCTGAATTGTACATTGACGATCAAATACCATTTGTTAAATTGTGTCTAGTTGTTGTGTTGATTATCGAAGTGAAATCAATTGATGAGAATTTCAGAGATACATTCGGATTCAGTTTTGTTGATAAGATGTTAAATGCATTTAAGTATTTCAATAGGAAAGACTAAAACAGTTCTGTATCTTTATACTGTTTTCATATACAAATAGTTTTTGTCGGTTCGGTTTCTTTGTGAGTCGAACCGATTTTTTTTGTAAATTAATCTAAAAATAAATATATGAGTTTTGACGAAAAGTACAAAGGCGTAACAATTAAAGGTGCGTCACTTCCTGATTTCGAGGTGTCCTCAAAAATGTGGATTCGATTATCAAAAGAGATTGAAAGCGAATACATTCCAAAACTAAATGATACACTCTTATACGATCCGCTTGGACTTAAACTGTTAATGATTATAATGACTCAAAAAGAGGGGTACTATAAAGGAACACGTTCATATAGGACAAACAATCCAGGCAACATCGGGAACACAGACAACGGACTGAACAAACAAATTGAGTCTTTGTCTGAGGGTATTCAAGCACAAAAAAATTACATTTTAAAGGTTGCAGAAGGTAAACATTCAGCTTATCCAATGGGCAAAAGAAAGATAATAAAACCGTACTACTCTCCTGAAATTGCGAAACATTCTAAACTCTACGGGATGAGTCCGTATTTGCCTGGGTATGATTTCGTTTATACTGGAGAACTACAACAATTCGTCAAAATATATTCAACTGGTGCGAGAGGTGGTAATTCTTATCTGTCAATGATAATATCATACTTTGCAAAGAATGGAATCGTACTGACTCCAACATCAAAAATTCAAGACATCATAAAACTACAACCATGAAAAAAATAGTCTTTTTAAGCGTTCTAATAGCTTTTAGTTCTTGCGGTGTTAAATACCATTCAAACAAGATAGAAAAGCACACAAACAAGTTAATAAGCAAGGGTATTGTAATTCCTAAAGATACAGTTACAGTTGTAAAGAATGATACTTTAACATTTATAGAGCATAGAGATGATACTACCTTTATTACAAAATTAATAACTAAGACGATAACACTAGAGCCGACTATTCAAATAAAAGACCGTTGGCAAGTTAGAACAGAAACAAAATACAAGTACAAGACCATTAAGGTACAAGCCAAAGAAACAACCAAACAAACTAAGGAACAAACTAAGCAAGTCAAGGCAGAAAATAAATCTAAATGGTGGATGTGGTTACTAATCGGTTTATTTATAGGTTGGTTTCTGAATAATTTTATTAACTTGGTGCGAATCTTTAAACTAACTAAATGAAAAAAAGACTATTTTACGACATAGAAACTAGTTTTTGTCAAGGGCATTTTTGGAGACCCGGATGGAATCAAAACATACTACCACATCAAATAACAGACTACGCTAAAATAATATCTATACATTGGAGTTGGGAGGGTAGCGATAAAGTATATAATTTAAACTGGGGTTTAAATAAGCAATGCGACAAAAAGATGCTTAAAAAATTTATTAAAGAATTAGACAAAGCAGACGAGGTAATCACTCACAATGGTAAAAGGTTTGATACCCCGTGGATTCGTACAAGGGCATTATTTCACGGTTTAGATATGAGATACCAATACAACGAAGTAGATACCTATAAACTATGTAAGAAGTATTTAAACCTACCGAGTAACTCTTTAGCTGAAGTATGCAAGTACTATAACTTAGAAGCTAAAAAATCAGCAGGTGGAATAGATACATGGATAAACGTAATATACAAAAAAGACAAAGAAGCATTAGACCATTTACTTTATTATGGCGATGGCGACATAGTAAGTTTAAAAGCGGTCTATTATAAATTACGTCCTTATATAGCGCCTAACTTTCAATATGCAGTTAAGAACGGAGATAGTAAATTTCATTGTCCAGAATGTTCTGCTTTACCTTATTGGAATAAAACCTATACTACTGCACAGGGAACTATACAACATTATATGAAGTGTAGGGATAAAGAATGTCGTACTACATTTAAGATAAACAATAAAACTTACCAAGATTGGTTTAAATATAAAGTATTAAAAGGAATAAAAAATTAGGTAGATTCTAAAATATTTCATACCTTTGTAATCTCACTTACTTCGGTATGTTTTAACCTAGTTATTACATTATAAAAGATCGAAACCGTTTATTAATTTAGACGGTTTTTTTTATGCTCTGAAAGTACTATAAACACTACAAAACAAAAATAAATTAAAAATAATTGTTAATAAGTATTGCATTTATAAACATTATACATATCTTTGTTAAACACAAAACAAATAATTATGAAAATTTATCTATTAAAAAACGGTACAGAAGTACTAAGAGCGTTTGAAGATTATGATACTGCGGTATTAAAGAAAGCGACAAGCAATGACAATCTAACGATTCAAACAGTTGATTACTCAGATAGTGTAATGGACGTTGAATTTTCGGGTGGTTCGGTTAAACTACTTGACGATGATTTTGATGAAGAATTAGAAATTAAAATTAAGACGAATACGACCACTGGAGAGGAACTTGAATATCTTGATATTGTATCAATCACTTTACACGGTAAGAATGTTTTTGAATTAGGATTTACTCCTGATACAGTTAGACGAATAATAACCGAATCAGAGAATTACGCTGATGATTTATGGTCGAAACGATTTGATAAATAACGGATGGTAATATGAATTTTAAAAATTATGGACTATGAAAATAAAAATATTAAATACAAGACACATTAAAATACAACCGATAATTGGATTCGGATATTGGAAAGATATTTATAAAAAAGAAAAGGAGGGGATTAATGGCGTAACTCACAACTTTATAATACCTTTCATTAGAATACAATGGGGTTACTTGATAGCAGAAATTGAGTAATTTTTATTATTTATATTACGTGTTAGCATTAGCGAAGCGTAGTTTTAATTAATGCTAACTACAATATAAACACACATTAACACAGTGGAATAAGTAGTTTATTAATGAGATAAAAAAAATAATTATGAAGAAAACTAAAATATTAAATCTATACGCTGGAATTGGCGGAAATAGAAAGCATTGGAAAAATGTAGAAGTTACTGCAATAGAATATAATGAAGAAATTGCAAATGTTTATAAGCAGTTGCACCCTGACGATAATGTAATTGTAGCAGATGCACACGATTACCTTGCGAAACATTGGCGAGAATATGATTTTATTTGGAGTAGTCCCCCTTGCCAAAGCCATAGTAAAGTGAGAATGATGGCAAGTAAAGGAGGTAGTTATGATGCAATTATGCCAAATATGGATTTGTGGGCAGAAATTACATTTTTACAGAACTTTACTAAAAATACAGACATTAAATTTGTAGTTGAAAATGTAAAGCCATACTATAAGCCATTTGTTGAGCCTACAAACAAAATAGGTAGGCATTTATTTTGGACAAACTTTGATGTGCCAACAATAGAAATAAAAGATGGTTTAACGCATAATGAAAGAGGTAGTTCTGATAAGGGTTATTTTGACTTAAGACCGTATCAAATGAAGCACAGAAAAGACCAAATAATCAGGAATTGCGTAGATCCTAATGTTGGGGAGTACATTCTTAAATGTGCTATTGGGTGATTACCCTAACTATAATATAAACACACATTAACACAGTGGAAACGCAAAGAATATCAGTAAGTTAGACAAATAACAACCGAATCAGAGAATTACGATGATTTATGGGAGAAACGATTTGATAAATAACGTTAAATTTAAAAAAAAAATTATGAGAATATTAGTAGCTTGTGAAGAAAGCCAAGCAATAACAAAAGAATTTAGAAAATTAGGACATGAAGCATTTAGTTGTGATTTATTACCTTGTAGTGGTGGACACCCTGAATGGCACTTACAACAGGATGTTTTTGAAGTTATAGAACAAGGTTGGGACATGATGATAGCACACCCTCCTTGTACCTATTTAAGTGTTGCAGGGGCTTGGGCAATGTATAAGAAAGATGAAAACGGTAACAAGGTAGTAAACGAGGTTAGGAAGAAAAACCAAGAAGATGCACTTGAGTTTGTTAGAAAATTAATGGATGCACCAATAGAAAAAATTGCTATTGAAAACCCTGTAAGCGTAATTAGTAGCCAAATAAGAAAGCCCGACCAAATAGTACACCCTTATCATTTTGGAGATAAAGCAAGTAAAAGCACTTGTTTGTGGTTAAAAGGATTACCTAAACTTGAATATACAAACGTAGTGGAAAAAGGAGAGTTTAAAGAATGGGTTGATAAAAAGACTGGTAAAACTAAAAGACAAGCTACTTGGATTTATGAATGTTTAGCACAAGCAGAAAGTAAAGAGCATTTAAGAACATTAAGAAGTAAAACCTTTAAAGGTATGGCAGAAGCTATTGCTAACCAATGGGGATAGTATTTACACAGGGGAAATGCAAAGAATATCAGTAAGTTAGACGAATAATAACCGAACTATGAATACAACAG